TGCATGCTTCCTACTAATATCGAGTCTGCGTAAACATGCCACCAACCATCGGTTGTAATAATCCAAACAAAATGAGTGAATTTACCTGTTTCGTGATTCGTTCTAAAGTATTGTTTATTACCATTTATACTGAGGTAGAGCTCACTACGGACTCCATTGCGGTATATCTCTATCACATCTTCATAGGTACTATAACCAGTGATTTTCGAAAAATTAAGTATTGGCGCATTTGTTTCATCGTTATCAAATCTATACCAAAATGAAATAGTAATATCTTTTGTAAAATCTATGAAATTGTTAGGAAGCTGTAAGTAATTATCTTTTGTGATTGATATAGATGTTTCTGATAATATAGGTGTCCCAAAAGCAGTAGCATCTCTTGAATTACCAGAACTGTCGTTTGTTCCATTTATACCGTCGAATTTATACCAAATTGTCATATCAGTGGTATCATTTACGAAGGTGTAATTTGTATCATATAAATACAAAAAGTTGTCCTTTATCATTTCATTAATTTGCTCAGATGTCAATGCGGTTTTATGTATACGAAAATCGTCAATGTTTCCTCTGAAAAAAGGAGTTTCCAAATTATTGGATTTCCCTATATAACTATTATCATAATTTGTGCTTACAGGATATGCAAATATATTTGAATCAAGTGGTTGTAATATTCCATCTATATACAGGTACCAGTGTACTGGTGTCTTTGTAATAACCCATGCAATGTGTACCCAGTTATTATATTTAAGAACATCATTTATTGTTAGAGCTGTTGTTTCAGTTGCACCTTCTTTAACTGTTAATGATAATTTCGTACTGTTTGAATATCGGGATAATATGATATTATTATTATTATTTTCTCCATCTGCAAAATCAATTATAGGAGAGTTCAACCAAGAACTATTGTTGGTATTAACCCAACAACTGATACTAAATCCATCACTATATGAAAAATCATTTGACGGAATTTTTAAATAATTAGCTTCATCGCCATAAATATACCATTCTCCAAGTTTTAATTGTTTTGACTGAGATGTTTTAAGTTGTTCCCTGCTTCCCTCTAATTTATTCACAACTAACGCAAAATAAATGTATACCCCAACAGTTGTAACTGATTCGTCAAAATATCTATTAGCACCTGCATCTGATGTTAGATTATTAGGAAACGGAGTATTATTTTCACCGTACTCTATTACGCTTGTTTTATGAACCAATTCATACCATGTTGAGCCATTATATGACCCATATATTTTATATGTTCCTGGACTTTCCCATGGATAATTTTCCGAAGTAAAATTTGAACTTTGTTGTTTAAATCCATATCTTGTTAAATTTATCGGAACAGGTAATTTAATTTTTATCCATTCACCTAGATAATCGTCTACAATATATGCTGCATATGGAAGAGTCTTATTATATACACCATTAGAATAGAAACCGGATGACTTCCACGATTGCCAATATCCAGCCGTTGTTGTTAAATTAAATGCCCCATATGCTTCATCAGATGATGAACTTGATTCTACAATATACGTCCCATTTCCATATGGTTGTCCTGATACTGTCATAGTATTTGATGTAAAATTGTGTACAGGGGGATAAATCTGATTTGGCGCAGGTCCACCAAATAATTGTAAAGATTTAATTCCAATTTTTTTAAGTGAATGAAGCGTGTTAACTCTTTCATTGTATATAATTGCATGATTATTATTACCACTGTAGTCATTGTAATCACTATCAAATGTATAATGTAAAAATATATTGTAAGGGTCAGGTCGATATAATTCAGTTATATTTATACTTTTGTCAAGAATACCATAAAACTTTATATTACTAATTTTAAGTTGAGAAGAACCAATATCATTTATTTTATTAAAAACAATCACAAGTTTTTTAAATGATTTTTGAGAGGTAATATTTTGAGATATGTGCTTATTATCAGTATAAGTTGCAGAAGTTTCATGAATTAAAAGAATAATCTCTCCTGTATAATCAACACCATATACTTTGTAATCTAAGGGTGCATTCATATAAGAACCAGATTTGTGAAATAAATGTAAATAAGAAACAAATATTTTTTCGGGAAATTCAAGAGATACCCACTCTCCTTTGTAATCTTCTACAAGATAATCACTGCCTATATAACTTCCACCACTATATGCATTTACAGTGAAACTTTCTTCAATATCTACAGAGTCTCCGAAAATATGAAGGGGTGCATATGTATCTGTTTTACTCCATTCAGAACGATATATTCTAAAGTTTTGAAAAGTTGAAGCATCGACAGATGAATGGAGGATAACATAAATACCAAAAGGTTGTATTATAAAATCATTTAATGCATCGAATCCAATTAAGATCTTATTATCATAAATCTTGATGTTTTGATATTCTAAATAATTGACTTTTTGTACCCATGTATTATTGCTGTTATTAATTGATACAATATTATTTGAATCAACATTAAAATCATTTTGCGAGAATTGTGGAGCCAAAATTACATTTTCATCTTTTAACAAAGATATTTCATTTATTGTAATATCATTATCCGTTATTTTTATATTACAATTATATATATAGTTTTCATTTGAATTCCAACTAGAGCTATCATCTAATTCAGACTCGTTAGATGGTGGTTGCAAATTTGAAAGTGACAATAAATCAAAACTTAGAACACCATTTGAATATTGAAATCCTTCACCGAAATTAATATTGGTTTGTTTAGGTTTTTGTAAAACCAAGTCATCTGCGTGGATTGAAATATTTGAAATATAGTTTGATAAGTTATAATTCAAGTTTCCAATATTACTATATTGTTCATTGTAGTAAATATCTTGAATGTTTAAAATAGGTTCAATTTTTTGTTGAATAGGTTCATTCACATCTGATATATATGACAAGTCTGTAATTGAAATTGAAGAAGCCAATATTTTTCCAAATGAATCTGAAACAAGTATTCTATTAGCATCTAAATTGTTAACAGTGATGGTACTTGACGCACCAGTTATAACATCCATTTTTGTATCAAATTCTTCTTGAAAAACTGCATTTGATACATAAGTATTTGTTTCTTTCCCAAAAAACTGTAATTTTGCCAAAGAGAAATATTGAATATCTGGTGATACATGTATTTCATTTACACAAATTGCAAAATGATCATATGATTTTTCAGTAGAAATGTTCTTTGAAAATGTAAATATATTATTGTTTGTCACATAATCGCTTGTAGAAGCAATAACAATACCGATTCTTTCCCAATTATTACCATCTGTAGATCCATAAATTTCAAAATTTTTAGGAGCACCAGATATATCATTTGTTTTTGTTAATATAATATTTTCTAATAGTATATGATTTGGAAATTTAATTGAAACCCAATCGCCATAATAATCGTTTAATAATTTGTTTGTTTCAATATATATCCCTAAATCATCATAATTTATTCCCATATAACCTTCATCATCTGTAGAACCATTAAATAGATTCGTTGGTGTATTATATTGGTCACCATTACCATAGTATCTTGTAGAACTCCATTTAAATATATGATTTTGTATTTCTACACTTGATATGTTTTGTATATCCGAAATCTCAACACTTGATGTAAGCTCAGAAGAAGGATATTCGTTAGTAACAGCATTTTCGGGAATGAATGTTGTAATTTTTTCAATTTGATTTGGATGAAAGATCAAATTTTTGTATTTAAGTACATTGTTTTCATTTGAAGACCATAAATTATTAACTTCTGAAATTGATAAATTATTAGTAGCTTCATTGTATTTCAATCCGAAACCAAATTTAAGTTTATCCATTTTGCTTGATATTAATGAATTTGATGTATCAATTATATAATTTGAAGCTTCAATATCACTATTAAGCATGTTTTCATATGCAATAGATGATGCTGAATTAAAATATTGTTGTGTATTTATAAATAATTGATTTGCAAGTTCAATTGCAATATTTGAACCCTGTAAAATAGAAATATTGCTATTATCAATTTGTTGTTGTATATTTTCTGTTATTCCTTTAATATTTTCGAAATGTTCTTTATTTACATCATTTAAGGAACCAGAAAATACAATATTGCCATCAATATCTAATTTTACTTGAGGATCTATAACTCCAAGTCCAATATTTCCATCCTTTGTTAAAACAAATTTGTTTGTATTTTCTACACCAGAAGCTAATTCTATTAAATTGTGATTCTCCGTCGTATTATCATTTATAATAACAGTATCATATCGAACTTCATCTATATAACCATAAAATTCTAATTCAGTAAAGTTTGGCAATTTCCCCTGTGCACCGGAAGAAATTTTATGGATAATGAATGCAAATTCATTAAAATAATCATTATTAGGTTGAAGGACATTCTGTTGTGATTCGTAATCTTTATTTAATTGATAAGTTACATTATCGTCAATAATAACAGGCGTCCATGTTTGACCATTGTTTGTTCCTAATAAAGTATAACTAATAGGAGCCCTTAACCACTGAGAAACTCTTGTATAAATATGAATATATGATAACAATATCTTGTCAGGAAATTTAATTTTTACCCATTCTCCACTATATCCTGCAATATTTGTTGCAGTAACAAGGGTTGTATTATAAGTACCATCATTATTATACGACCCGACTTTCCATGCACCACCGTCTCCAGTGTATTTATTACCATTGAATAAAGCAGAAGAATAAGATGATAAATCTGCAGCACTACTCCAATTAATAAAATATGTTCCATTTCCATATTCCTGGTTATCCAATGTAGATTCATTAACTTGAATTCTGGTACCTTGATATGTAGAAGATGCAAGAGGAACAGGAGGATATTTCTTGATTTCACGATTCGGATTTTCAACAACATATCCATTGTTTTCAATATTTATAGATTCTGTTTCGATAACTGTTGATTTTGATACATCGTAAGTAATTGATTCTCCATTCAAGAAAATAATTTCAGATGCAGAAAGAGTACCATTAATATTTAATTCAGGAGCATTGTATATATTATTAATTATCAGTTGATTACTATTTTCAATATTGTTTACTTCAAGATAATTAAGATTCAGAGCTTCTAAATCTTTATTAAGTTTTTTTTTCATTTCATTCAAAAAAGATTCTACTTCATTTTTAAGGTAAGGTTTTGTAAATGTATCATATAAATTCTTTTCTGAATTTGCAGTTAGATTGAATTCATCAAGTTTATCATCTATATCATATGTAATTCCATCGAAATATTCAATTTTCTCTATACCAATATCATTTAAAGTATCAATATTTCCATCAGTTCCAGAAATCAAAATTTTATTAGGATCAAGATTTGATGTTAGATCGATAGTATCTGATGAAATAAAATTTGAAGATGCTTGTTCTGTAAGTGTTTTCAACTCTTTAATAGATGCTTTGGCTCTTCTATATTTTGATGCTTCACTTCTATAAACCATAAAAACAAGAGAACTACTTACTAATATCAATCAAGAATAAAATATAACAAAAATAATAATTAGAAATTAGAAATTTTTTGTTCTAATTCATCTAATCGTTGTTCAATATCAGATGATTTATTTTTTAAAGTATCGTTAACTGATCTCAAATTATTTATTTTTCTACTGACAACTTGTGTAGCACACACATTAAGTGTGTATATATAAGATTTGTTAATAGTTGTCAGATCATCAACGAATGTTCCGTATACAAATATATCTTTTACATCTTTTGGTAATAAATAATCGATAGTTAAATATTGATCATTATCATCTTTATATGTTGTAAATGAAACATCAATATTTTTAAAGTTTTTATCAATAAGTCTAACAATAGATGATGGATTAGAACCATTATAAGTCGATACAAGTTGTGATATATCTAAATCATTTGGCAAGTAAACAATATTGTCATTGCATTTACATTTTTGATATATATTTGGTACGAATCTCTTTGTTTCATCTGTAGCTTCTGGTAAAACTTCTTTTATCTGTTGAGATATAAAACCATATACTTCATTATCGCCTTTATTAATACTATCAATATACCTATATGTCTTTGGTTCTATTGTCATTATCTTATCTAAAGCACTATCATCATCTATGTCTTGTATATTTTTCTTAATTCTTTCGTCAGATGTATATGTAATATCTGCTCCGTCTAACCATATATTGTCATTTGCTTTGAAACAATATGTGTTATCATCTTGGTGTACAGTTATATTATCACCAATTTGTATATGGTGTGAATAGTTGTGAATGTTTGCGGTAAAAGTATTTTTTGATTCGAACGATCCTTGGTTTCCAATTTCAATTTTATTATCGAATACTTTAATATTTTTGTGGGAAATATAATCTGTATTATTTATCCATGATGTAGATTTTGTTAATTCATTAGTAGTTTTATTATAATTCAGACCATTTAAAAACACATATGGTTTTGTAGGACCTGTATAATAATCAGATGTTAATAATTTATTGTATTTACCCGTATTGTCTTGAGTGTATATTACATTCAGATCAGTATTTATGTTCAATACAGAAGTATTATTTTCACCATTCCATGTAAGTAATTTTGGTTTTTGGTATAATAATTCTATTTGCGTAGATTGTTCAAATGAATCTTCAATTGCAAGAAAATATCGATATGGAATAAAAGATAAATAATCCCAATATAAAGTAAGATCATTTGTTGTTGTGCTAAAAATTTCTTTATTAAAATCATACATATACCATATATTGTCAATTTGTCTAATATGATATTTTGTATTTTTAGATATCATCATTTCTTTAATAACTTCACCATTTGATATAAGTTTTAAATTAGCATCTATTGGTAAATCCACTTCATAATTAAGAATATTTTGATCAATTATATCAGAATTAAGACTTACATACGTTCCTTCATTTGTGATGGAAATGAAATTTATATTTATATCTTCTATTATTACTGACATTTGACTATCTAACCATTGTTTTTTTATGATATTTTTACTGTCATAAATAAAATGCCATCCAGTGTTAAACTTTCCATATTCAAATGCAAATTGAAATGCTAATTTATCATTTGAACCATATATACGATAGTTGTTATTAGATTCAATAGGATATTTTTTAAAATTTTTGAAAATTAATTCTTGTCCAACATCTTTAGTAATCCAATTACTTGAGGGGCTTTTATAAGTATTTGTATAAACAGAAAGAACTTCATCATAACTCAATGCACGGTTCCATATACGTATATCATCCATTGGATTATTTGGATTACCTCCTTGAAATGTTTTGAAAAGTTCCAGTTTATTCTCTGAACTTGTTTCAAAATCACCCATGACTTGTGTTTGAACAAGTTTCCCATTTATATAACAAAGGCATTCTCTGTTTTTATTAAGTGTAAAACATATATGTGTCCATATTTTCAAAGATGCTGTACCTGGTATGGCATTTTTAATACTAAAAATTTCACTATTTATTTTAAAAATTAAAGTGTCTACATTGTCTTTATCTACGTATATACTGTATGTTGCTGTTGATAAATAGTTTGCAAAGTTAGAATTATAGTATTGGTTAGTCCAAAATGCAAATGTTATTGTTTTTGAATTGTAGTTCCTACCAATAAAACCATTATTACCATTAGAAGATTCTGTTATAGTATGTTGCATATAAGCACCTGCGGTTTTTGATTGTATTGATTGGCTACCTTGTCTACTATCAGTAATATATTCGAAAGTGCCATTACTGTTCATATGATAATTATTTCCAGAAGAATCATTTTTATTTCCTTCAAATTGGTACCAAACCAATAAATCAGTTATTTTTCCTTGATTATATAATTGTTTTATACCAGTTGTACTTAATACATAATTATATATACGAAGATCATCTATTTTACCTCGAAAGAAAGACGCACCATCACTTCCTATACGTATTTGTGGTTCGAAATTGGTAGGTGTTGTTATACTATTGCTTTTCGATAACACAGAATTTATATATATTGATCTTTTACGATTTATTGAATCATATGTTACAGTATAAAAAGTCCATTCATTCCATGTCTCATAATTGATTGGAGTATTTATGTAACTTCCATTAAATTGAAATAACAAATTACCAGAGGTAGATAATTTTATTTGTAAATTATTTGTTACGTCACCGGTTGTAGATAGTATAATATCTCCTCCGTTCAATTCTTTTCTAAGAACCCAGAAAGATATTGTGAAACTTGTATTTTGAGACAAATCGACATCGCCATATAATGTATTTGATGTGCTTCGTGAAGGAAACTCTACACACGATGTTCCTACTTGATTTTCGGTTGAAAAAGTTAATCCATCACCTCCTGTCAAATGATTCTGATTTACAGAACTATCATTAAAATTGTCATCGAATTTGTACCAAGCTAAGATTTTCGGCAATATTGGATTATCATAATTATTTTTATATATACTTTGTATTTCTTGTTCATGTAGTGCACGATTATACAAACGGAAATCTTCCAATGTAATATTATTATCAGTATTAAATTCATTTAAATAATTTGATTTTCCCAAATATGAATGAGAATAGGTTTGTGGCGAAGGATATATATGTGTTTGTGAATATATTATATCCCCGTTTTGGTAAATTATCCAAGTACCATCTTTTTTAATAATCCAAGTCAAATGGGTTAAATTACCATTTCTTACATGGTCGAATCTAATATTTGTTGCAACATGGCTGTCTATTATAAATTCCAAATAACTTGGATGCGTCAACACACGTCCTACTTTTATTGAACTATCGTTATTATTAGTATTATTGTTTACACTAAAATCAAACATTTTTGCGTTTATATAATCATATTGTCCATCAAATCTGTACCAAAATGCTATAGTAATATCTTTTGAATGATCTATGATATTATCAGGTAGTTTTAAGTAATTATCTTTCGAAATTGATATTGATTTTTCTGACAACACAGGTGTCCCAATAGCAGTAGCATCATTTGAATTACCAGAACTATCTAATATTCCATTTGTTCCATCAAATTTGTACCAAGTTTGAGGAGTTAAATCATCATTAAAATTTGTAATCAGTGAAGAAGAAAAGTGTTGTGATGAAATTAAGGAAGGGGTATCGTCGTATATTGCATCTTCATAACTTTTATATATCATAAATATTTCATCTTCAGTTAATTCTTTTGAATATATGCGAAAATCATCATAATTTCCTACAAAGTTTGGATCATTAGCGTTTAAATCATTTCTTGCTCCCAACAATATTGTAAAATTGTCATCAACCCTTGTAAATGTTTTATCGTCATTTATAATAATTTGATTGTTTTTGTATAGTTTTAGTCCTTGTGTTTTGCCTATAACTATTGTTATATGAACCCAATTTTCTCTTTCTAATAATCCTATGATTTGATAATTTTTAGTAAAGTCAAATTTAACTTGCACAGTATCCTGATTATTTGATATATTAGACCGATAAAATTGAACATACATATTATTTCCTAAATCCAACTTCAAAACCCATAGGGAAGTCGTACTATATGATCCTAAATATATCCAAAAACACAATGATAAGCCATTTGAAAATGAATTAGTTCCATTCATTTTCAAATATTGCACATTAAAATTTAAACTACCCGACCCTTGTTTTTTCAAACTTGTGTCAATAGTAGGTATCTTTGATTCTGTCTCGGATGTTGTTACTACCAAATTATTTTGATGATCGTCTAAATTACTGTCAAATTTAAACCACGAATATACATCACTTAAATCATTATAAAATTTTGTTTCAGGTAATGGAGATTTCCAATAATCTGTAAACACATTATAAATTGTATTGATTGAATCATCTGAAGGGGTAATAGATACAGTATTTGTTTCTTCATTGTAAGTGATATTGCTTCCGAAAATTAATTTATCTTGTTTCAATTCAAAATTTGATTCAAATTCATTATAAATATCTGAAATGTAATTTGACATATTAATAACATGTTGTTCAGTAATATTCGATAAATAATTCGATACATTATCTGTAATATTAATTAACTCATCAATTTGATCATTTACATTAGCAGTAAGTCCACTAAGATTTTCTAATTTCTCACTTGAAATATCAGTGGTTGAAATAACATTAACCAAATTTGTTTCCTCATCATTGGTACTTGGAACATAATTATATAAATCTGTTATTTCTTGTTCTGTGAGCGCACGATTATAGATACGAAGGTCATCAAGTTTGCCCTTGAAGTATTCATCTGAACTCCAATTGGATTTTGCTATGTAACAATTATCATATGTCGTGCTAACTGGATAAATTGAATTACTTGAACTAAGTTCTTCCGATGTTCCATTTACATATAATTTCCATTCAGTGTATTCTCCTTCAGTACCATAAATATACCATTCGTCAAAATTTAAAATATGAGAATTTCCAAGTATTTTATTTACAACTAAGACAAAGTATTGATAAAATCCGTTTGTTGCGATTGATTCATAATATTCAGCATCAGGAAATGATATACTACTGCTTTTATGAACTAATTCAGTCCAATTACTATTATCGTTTGAACCATATATTTTATATTGTGCGGGTGCTGTATCACTGAAATATCCACCATCTCCAATTGGTCTTTTTGAAAATCCATATTTTGTTAAATTTATTGCAACAGGTAGTTTAATTTTCAACCAATCTCCATAATAATCGTTTACGATATAATTACCGCTACTATAAGTTCCATTACTATATTGTTTTTCTCCTCCATGAAATCCTATATCATTGTCTGTATTAAATCCTGTGTGGCTACCATATGGCTGGTATGCAGTACTTGAAGATGTTTCATATAAACCATTTCCATAAGATTCTCCCGATATGGTATGAGAGTTGCTTGCTAAATTGCGAACAGGAGGGTACATTCTTTCTGAGTGTAGACCTTTAGAAATCGCCCATGCGACATGCATCCAAGTATTATTTACAATGACATCATTTACAGTATCAGATTCAGTATTTGTTGACCCGTCACTTATTGATAGTCTTATTTTATTAGTTGTATCGGATCTAGACATATAAATATTATTATCAGCCTGGCCATCGCCGAAATCAATTATTCTACCGTTACTTGCATTATTATCCTCAAAATACACCCAACAACTCACGGTAAATCCATCCCATAGTGAAAAGTCTGTTTGTGGAACTGTTAAATATTGCGAATCAGACCCTGCTGCGCCTCCAGCGAATGATACAGCGTGTGTGCCTATTTTTTTTAAACTATCATCGAATGTGGGAGAATTGAATCCAATTGCATTATTGTTATTTCCAGAACTATCTGTGAAATTGTTATTAAATTTATACCACGCATACATATCTGTTGTGTCATCGCCGAAAGTAGATTCATTATTTGTTTGGGTTGTTTCAGTAACTAAATTTGGAACATAATTATATAAAATATCAATCTCGCCAGGTGTCAATGCTCTTTTATAGATGCGGAAATCGTCTAAATAACCATTTATATCTCTTGCTCCGCCAACATCAGGATTATTCACATTCCATGCACCAATTGTGAATGTATATGTGTCTGTAATTGTTGGGAATATATAATCTGTCTTATCTACTTTCTTTTCGCCATCAATATATATTGAAGTATTTGTACCATCAAGTATCCAAACAATATGAACCCATCTATTCAAAAATGGTTCTCCACCATCAGATCTAACATATATGTATTCTGCATAATTGTCATTTGATAAAAAAACGAGTTCCTCGGTATTATTCCAATAAAATACTTTAAACTCTTCATCACCCCCGTAATTGTTTGATGTTATACCACTGAATATATGTCCATAATTAATTTGACCTTTTCCTAATGTATAAACCCAAAATGAAATTGTAATTGAATTATCAATATGAGTACTCAATCTATTTGAAAGATTATCCAAGAACAATCCTGCTTTATTTGGTGTACTATTCCATTGGGTATTTCCTTCAAACCATACACTTTTAGTGCCATATTTGCTATTATCAGTGAATTTAGGAACACCAACATTTGGAGTTAGGTCATGACCATTATATGAACTATCTCTAAAATCATCTTCAAATTTATACCAAGCCACCATATCTGTTGGGTCATCTCCAAAAGAAAACTGGGTAATTACTTCAACGCCATTTATTTTAGTTATGATAGAATCATGGTTGTAATTAAACAATTCTAAAATTTCATTGTGAGTTAAAACCCGATTATACAAACGGAAATCATCAATATAGAATTGTTTTAATCTAAAATCTGTTGTTTTCCAATTATTAGTGGAACTTATCAATAAATTTGTTGCACCAAAATCTTTCTGAG